AACGTAACAACTTTATTTAAAACAATACTTTCTTCCCAAGCCTGGGGGGAAGAAGATTCCGATAAAGCCTGGAAAGATACTCTGAAGATTATAAGGACCGTCAATCCAAACTCTGATTGGTTGAAACCCGGAGCATTGGCAGACGTTAAAGACAATTCTGTAGGAGCCCCTGAAGATAGATTACCTCCAGAAGAGGCTAAGGAAAAAATCAGTCTTTTTACAAAGCTTTTTAGGAGATTTAATGACCCTAACAAGGCTGTTGCAAAAGCAATTCCAAAACAGCCAAAAAAAATTAAGCCAGTATCTTTTGACTCATTTAGAGACAACCCAGTTAAAGGGGTTCCTGTTGAATTCCCGAATGGGCAAACAAAAGTTTGGAAAGGTGGCTCCTTTAGTCTGCGAGATAGCTGGAAGGATGGTTAAAAGGGAATGTCATTCCTCGAATCAATGGGCGTAGTAGTTAAAAAAACAGAAGAACAGGACTTTTTAAGTAGTCTTGGTGTTAAACCTGTTTCGGCTGTACAACCAATTCAAACTGAAAGCACTGACTTTCTATCAGAAATGGGCGTTAAAAAAGGGACTAAACTAGAACGGCTTGCAAAGTCGTTTGGCTCTGGGGCTTTTGGAACTGTAACAAGTGCAGCATCGGCGCTTGAAGCTGCTGGGACTGATGAATTTGAGATGTCATCACCAGATCTTTCAGCCGCGTTAGTGGGATTGTTGAGGGTGGGTACAAAAAAAGTAGGAACCCTCATAAGTGAGGCAGAGACAACAAAAACCATTAAGAAGTTTTTAACTGTTGAGGACCAAAGTTTTGATGAAAAAGTGGCTTCAGGATTTGGGTCTGCCGCGACATTTATAATTCCTGGGACGGCTGCAATGAAAGGTGCCCAGGCGTTAAAGATGGCTCCAAAAATGGCGGCATTACTAGGTACGTCTATTTCTTCCGTCATGGAATCTGCTGTGGAAGCAGGGTCATCATATGAAACGGCACAACATCTTGGAAAAACAGAAAACGAGGCTAAAAATGCAGCTGGACAAACCTTCGTAGCAAATCTTCCTCTTAACTTTATTTTGGACAAGTGGATGTTCAACAAAATCCCTGAAGGGAGGGAAATCACCCAACTTTTAAAAGGTTCATCACAAGAGGCTGTTCAAGAAGCTGTGCAAGAGGTCATTCAATCTGTTGCCTTAGATCAAGAAATAGACCCAAAATCCATAGGAGAATCAGCTTTAATTGGGGGAATTGTTGGTGGAGGAGTAGCGGGGGCACAAGTTTCCGTAAAATCTTTCAAAGAACTTCAAGACAAGAAAGCCGAAGCCTTTAAAAAGGTTAAAGAGGGGGAACTTGATGCCTACACAGATGCGTTGAAAGAAGAGATTGTTGAAACATCTCAGACTGTAGATGATTTTATAGAAGGGTTTTCTGTCCCTGTAGGTCTTTCCGTTAAGGAAATAACAGCTAAGTCCCGTGGCCTTAACTTCATAAACCTTCCCGAAGGGGCCAATACTCAGAGCGTTAACCCAGAGGTCGAAAAAAGGTGGACTGCGGCGAAAGGTCTCAAAACTGAGGGGTTCTTAAAGAGAAGCAAGGAATTGATGGTTGACTTAAAGGACTCTTATAGACGACATTTTCCATATTTAAATCCAAAAACTGATGGCGCAATTACGGAAACTCTAAGACAATTCGAAGCGATTAAAAACTACTCTCAAGCCACTTCCGTGGTTACCATTCGAGGGATCACTGCTGGATTAAGTCCTGCTCAATATGAAGTTTTTTCCAGGAATATCATTCTTAATGATTTAGTGAAGGATTTTGAGACAGGTCTTTACAAAGACAAGAAAGAGTTCCCATTTGGATATAAAAACATCTCTCAGATAAGAGCTGACATTTCCAATAACAAAAAGATTATTAAGGCTAACCCGAATATTCAGCAATCATTAAAATTACGAAATTCATTCATGAACACGCTTAGGAATGAGCTTGTGGAAAACAATGTTCTTCCTGAAGAGGTAAAGAATGATGAGAGATATTTTCATCGCCAAACATTGGCGTATATGAACCTGACGACTAAAGGCACTGGAACCGGAGCCTCTAAGGTTGAGAAAAGTAAAAAAGGTTTCCAGAAGAGACGAAAAGGAGGTACCCTGGACTATAACACGGAGTACATTGAGTCGGAATTTGAGGTCGTCGCGCAGAGTATTGCTCAAATCGAAACAGTCAAAGCCATACGAAAAATCAAGAACCAAGTAGACATATCGGACAAACTCAAAGAGCAAGCGAAAGAACAAGGGATAAAAAATTGGAAAGATATACTTCCCGATGGATATACCTTATGGCAGCCAGAAAAAGGGAATCACTTTTTCTTGGTCAATGCCATATCTGACAAAACCCTACAGAACCTTTTTTCTGGTCAATTAAATGATCTAAATCTTGATAAAGATGAAACGGAACTTGTCCATAAAGTACTGTCTGTCGGTCAAAAGAAAACGGAATTTGCTGTCCCAGAAAGGATTGCAAAACAACTTGATAGTATGAAGCCAGCTAGGGAAGATTTTGCTTTTGAAAAAATTGCCAGAACATTAAATACTAATTGGAAAATATGGACCTTGCTTAACCCTCTTAAAGTTACGAGATACAACTTAAACAATATGTCAGGTGACTTAGATATTGTTTTGGCTTATGACCCTACGATATTGAAACATTTCAAATCAGCAGCAAAAGACCTTTATTCGTACCAAATAAGAAAGAAAGCTCCTACAAAAGAGATTTTGGAAGCCATCCAAAAAGGGGTTTTGGATTCTGGTTTGACCCTAGAAGAAATTCCAGAACTAAAGAATGACGCAATCCTTGAAGAGATCATGGGCAATAAAAAAATGAATATGACCCGGAAATTTTGGAATAAAACGAAGGAACTTACTTTATGGAGAGAAAACATTCTCCGTCTTTCTGCTTACCGGCATTTTAAGGAAACCGTTAAAACGAACAAACGAATTTATGCAGCGTCAAGACAGGATGAAATTGATGCTATTACTGATTTAAATGACAAAGCCGCAAAGCTCTCCAGAGAATTAATTGGAGACTATGGCAATATTTCTAAAGGTGGCCAATGGTTGCGAGAACATATGCTTCCATTCTATTCCTGGATTGAAGTTAATTCACCTCGATATTTTAGATTATTAAAAAATGCGCCTGCTGAAGGGGTTGATGTGGGCGACGTTGCATCAAGAATTGCAAAAGTAGGAGCAAAGAAAGCTGTCTTTTCAACCAGTAGACGAATGGTTCAAATGTTCATGCTGTACAGCATGATCCACCTTTACAACCGAATCAGGTTTCCAGAAGAAGAAGAGGAACTTGGGAGTACAAATAGGCAGTTGCATATAATTTTAGGAAAAAATGAAGATACCGGAAAAATTTCCACCATGAGATTCCAGGGCGCTTTTTCAGATGTTCTTTCTTGGGTTGGGGCTGAAGACTTCCCCTCTGATATTAAAGATATTTTTGAAGGAAAAGCAACACTCGGAGATAAAGGAAAAGAAGCCTTAGATTCTGCTGCATCCAAAATCTACAACAGTCTCAGTCCTTTTATTAAAGGCCCAGGAGAATTGATTTCTGGAAAAAAATTCTACCCATCAATTAGCAGCCCACGAGCTATACGTGATAATGCAGAGTATTTAGCTCAAGTTGCCTCTCTGAAATTCCCTTACAAAATGATTTCAGGGAAACCTAGAAAAGGGTTGATAGAAGAAGCCTCCAAAATGATTAAATACTCTGTAGACCCTGGGGAAGCTGCTTACTGGGATTCAAAAAACCTGGTAATTAAATACCTTGAGAAACAAGGAAAAGAGTTCCCAAGTGTGTCACCTACCAAACGATCCAATGCCCTGTATTTTTATAAGAAGTCCATCGTATATGGAGATGAAGAAGCTGCTGAGAAATACTTGGAAAAATACAAGGAGTTAGGGGGAACGAAAAAGGGTTTGAAGATTAGTTTCAAACGGGCTCACCCTCTTGGAAGTCTTTCAAAAAAAGACAGAGCAGGCTTTATGAAGAGTTTGTCGGGAAAAGAAAAAGAGCGACTAGAAAAATCTATTAAGTGGTATGGAAAGATCTATCTACAAAAAAAAGGAGACTAGGAACGTGGGAAAAGAAGTATGGAAGTTCATCACAATAAGCGTTGTTAGCCTTCTGATAGGTGGGGTTCCTGGGTATTTCTTGATCGGACCAAACAAACCAACGAAGAATGAAGTTTCTGCGATGATAAAAAAAGAGGCCCCACTAGCGATTCGGCAAGAGTTAAAAGAAATTAAGTTAACACAAAAGTCTATTGAAATTGAGATAGCCAAACAAAGTGTTCAAATATCTCAAATATTGGAGGCCGTTAAAAGATGAAATTAAGTAAGAATTTTTCGGATTACGAATTTAAGGATGCGACCCCGGAGCCAGAACTATTAGCTATTCTTCAAGGGACTAGGGATGTCTTAGACTGTGCGATTAAAATCACGGATAGCATCAGAACCCTACATGAACACGTTGAGATATACCAAAAAATTTACGGCGATGACTGGATGGAGAAAATCCCTTGGAAAAGCCGTCACCTTCCTTGCTGGGAGACCCCTAATTTGCGAGCTGTGGACATTAAGGCGATAAACCCTGACGGAACGTTCTTGAAAGGCTTGAAGCTGGCTGAGGCGATTAAAAGCGTTGCCAAGGACCGCCCTTGTCACATAGGACTTGGTGTTGGTGAAAAATTCGTTCACTTAGACGTGGACAGAGACGCTTTTGTCACCTGGACATACGACTATTAAAGGAGGACTAAAATGCTAGAAGGAATGATTGAGGCTGTCACAGACAACTTTATTGGGACTCTGTTGGGTTTAATCCCCCCACAATTACAAGGGGTGGCAATGGTATTGTCTATTATTGCGGCTGTATTCCTTGGGAAAAAGCAAATTTTCATCAACATAATCATGAGGTTCAAACCAGATATGTTTGTAAGGTTCATGAGAAATTCCGGCGTGGCCTTCAATACGTTTGTAGAACAAAAAAAGGCAAAGGGAAGGTTTAAAAAAACCTGGAGAGTCGCTGAAGAGAAAATCATTGAAGGGATAGCCGCCTTTAATGCGGAATTAAAAAAATGAAGAAGGCCTTTCAGTCTCGACAATTTTCCTAAGGTTTGCCATTACGCTGCCTGTATAATGATTTGTTTGGACCTCCATCGAGTTTCCAAGCAAATTCGCCCTAATAGCCCCTTCGACATTGTTGCGAATCATGTGTGTGTTTTTTGTAGCTCTAAACATTTTGAGGTTGCATTTTCTGGAAGAGTTTTTGATCCCAGCCCGCGTAGTCAAACGCTGGATTGATCTCCGTGAATAGACTGTCTTTGAGTACGGACTAATTTTGTTTTTGATCTGTCCCATGGCAATTCTTTCCTCAATTGAGAGTTTTAGCTTGGAGCTTAGGGGTATTAGTCGGCCCTTCTTGTTTGCCCTGTAGCTATTAACAATAATTATATTTTTTTTCAAATCTACCGTTACCAAAGCGTCTTTAAGGTGAAATTTATCGACCTCCTCTGGCCTCATTGCTGTTTCCATGAACAAAGCCATCAAAAATCTTTGGTTGTCGTTGGCCATCATATACATCTTCGCTAACTCTTCGTCAGAATATGTGTCCGCTTCTTTTACAAAACTACTATGATTCGTAGTCAACTTGTTAATCTCACTCAATCCAGAAATAAGGGGAATGTTCCGAAGCCAGCCTTTCTCTACGGCATACTTCAAGGTTTTTCTAAGTTCCACGAAACAAATTCGAACGGTATTGGCTGATAGCTTGCAATCTCGGACCAGGTAATTGAGATACTTTCTGGAATCGTCTATATCCATCTTTTTTATCAAAACATCTCCCATAAAATCTATGGCTCTATTCATTGCTCTTGTGTAGATTTCATAGTTAGAGAGTCGATACCTCTTCTCTTCCACCATACGTTCAAGGTGTTCAATGTCGTCGGCTTTGTGAACCAACTTTGCTTTAAAAAACATTGATTGGATCATTTCTTGCTTATAGAGGGGTGCATAAGCCTCATAGAGGCTGGCTAAAGTATATTTTTCTGTTATTTGCTTCAGGCCTGTGGCGTACTTCTCTCTTAAAATTGCTTTAGCTTCAGATAGCGTCAGGTCTTTACCGAGAACTCCTAAATTCTCTAGAGTTGTACGCTTCTGTTTGCCATTGATATTCCTATTTTCAACGATTCTCAAATAGGTCACTTTTTTCCCAGATTTTAACTTTTTAAGGTCTCTTTTTAATGCTGGCATTTTTTTCTCCTTTAGCGGTATTTAGTCTTGGTTTCGACGACCACCCCTTAATTGTTCTCTACAAGTCAACCGCGGCATAAATCTCTTTAAAGAGTATAGGCGAGACAAAAGAGTTTCGCAAGAGATACGTAGGAGATGTGCTAGACATTCATAATCATATCGATTGACGAATATGGCACTAATGGATTACACTTTTACTCATATTCAGAAACGAAACAGGAGAAAAGAACATGAGAGCAGGCATTAAAAAGGACGCTTTTGATGAGGCTCTGATTAGGGCAAACTACACCCAAAAGGAGTTTTCGGAAATCGTAAAGGTTTCTTCAAGTTACATAACTCAGCTCAAAAATCCTAATATTGAGAAAAGGAAGCAATCTTGCGGAGCCGCCGTTAGAAGGAGGATTTTGAAAGCCTTTGGAGACAAGTATTCTTACGATGATTTGTTCTTTACTTTCAAAAAAAGTTTAGCTTAAGAGCGAGATTCATATAGCAACATAAAAAGAGAGGGTTTATGATGATACAATTTTTCGAGAAAAAGCCTTTTTTAAAGAATCCAATGTCAAACGGAAAAAACAAAGTAAGTTTTATTCTCTTGGGTGAGACTCCGACTGGCCGAAAATCAGAGCTTCAAAAATCAATCATCTCAAGTATGCATTATCTGAATTCGATGGAGAGACTACCAGGCGATAGAGGAAACATTCGATGACTGTTTCTGTTTCGCATTCTTCGCTCGCCGATTTTAATAAATGCAAACGCTACTATAAACTTCGTCATATGGATTTGCTTTTCCCTAAGATCAAAAAATCAGCCCTTAGATTTGGTGGCATTTTCCATGCTTCTGTTGAAAGAATGTATAAAACAGGCGAGCTGCAATCAAGCCTGTCTCATATTGAAGAAGAAATATCCAAGGTAGATACGACCTTTTTCGGTCAAAAAGACCATAGTGATTTGGAGTGGTCGAAGACTGTTTTAGTGGCTGCTTCTAAGGCCTGGTTCAGCAGGTTTTATTTGTCGGATCTGGAAAAAGGGGTAGAAGTCATCCAACTTGAAAGAAAATATAGGGGGCTACCCATATACAATCCTAGCTCAGGGTACAAATCAATCAAAGCGACGCTATCTTTCATCTCAGATATGGTTGTTCGCCGTCCTGATGGGTTGTACCTGATTGAGTACAAGACTGCCGCTAAAATAGGTGATGACTATATTGCAGAGCTTGATATCGATCACCAGGTTTCTACCTATATTTTTTACTTGGAAATGAAGCTAAAAGAAAAAATACAAGGGATTTTATACCGGGTCCTTAAAAAACCCGGAATACGGCTCAGAAAAAAAGAAACCCCAGACCAATTTTTACAAAGATTGGAATCCAAATTTGAAGGAGAATCTAAAGACTATTTGATCGAGTATCCGCTTTTTCGTTCCAGAGGAGAAATCAAGGAATTCACCAAAGACTTGTGGGATGAAACGCAATACCTACTAGCGGCCCTTAGAACTAAAAGATGGCCAAGGAATACGCAAAGCTGCGTCATGTATGGGCGCTGTGAATACTTTCCGTTGTGCAAAAGGCAATCTGGGGCCGAAATGATGTACACAAAAGGAGAGAAAAGATAATGATCCCGACAAAAAAACATCATGATTCTCCAACAATGGCCCAAAGGAGACGTGTTGATGAAGCTGAGGCATTGGTTGGAAAAGAGGTCTTTTTGACAGGGACCGAACACACGACAAAGGTTAAGGGGATCATAGATTCGGTCCAAATTATTAGTCCAAAAACAAAGGGCGATAATCTAAAATTCCGCTACACAGTTTTGTGGGAAGGTCAGAAACAACCTTTTTACACAAATCGAAGCGGATTTCAAACCTAAAGGAGAAAAAAAATGTTACCAAAAGAGAAGTCAGAAGTCAAAAAAGAACTGTGGGAATACCACTGGCTAATTTATGGCCAGCCAAAAGTCGGAAAGACTACATTCTTAGCAGACTTCAACGACCCGTTGTTCATCTGCACGGAAGACCGGCACAAACACTTGAATATATACAAAATTCCATCGGAAGGGGCTATCAAATCTTGGAAAGAAATCAAAGAGGCGCTTGGGAAAATTAAAACCGCCATTCACGCCGGCGAATTCAAATGGAAGACCATTGTTATCGACACTATCGACAACGCTTACAAGTTTTGTGCAAGCCACGTACTAGAAGAAGCTGGGCACAAACACGAATCAGACATGGAGTGGGGGAAAGGCTATGCGTTGATAAAGGAAGAGTTCTTTAGAGTGTTTAGCCATTTGTGCTCGCTTGGTGTGGCCGTTGTCTTCATTTCCCATTCAGAAGACAAGTCGGTCAAAACTCGATCTATGGAGATTAACAAAACGGTACCTTCCCTCTCAGCGACCGGAAAAAAGGTTCTGATGCCACTAGTAGATATCATTGGTTACATTGGCTTTGATCATGAGGAGGTTAACAAGAGGGTGCTTTATTTGCAGGGCAACGAGTCTTTAGAGGCCGGATGTGCAACTAACGTATCGATGCCAGCGGTATTACCCTTGGACTTTAAGCTTATCGAAAAAGAATTCAAAAAAGGAGGCAAATAGATGACATTTGAAGAGTATATCGAGAAACGAAGTAGCGCCTATAACGAGGCAAGCACCGGGGTACAAGAAATCTCTGATCTACCGATAGGGAAATATCAAGGCGAAATTTACGAAACAAAAATTACTGAGTCTAAGAAAAACCATGAGTGGTACTTGCGGTTTGGAATCAAGGTTCTGGGACCTACGCACATAGGTTTCAAGACCTCCAAGCTCTATCCTTTGGCCCCTCCAAAGGAAGGCCGAAAAGACCTAATAGGAATCCTCAAAAAAGACCTCTTCACGATTGGCGTAGAACTCCACGATATTAAAAAATTAAGAGATGCCTTAGAAGTTGTTAAAGGCCGTAAGATTGACTTCGACATATGGGAGAAGAATGGGTATCTGAACGTCGCAATAAGAAAACTGGTTGAGACTGGGACAGTAAGCGAGGGGCCTTTTTCCGCACCGAAACCCAAATCAAAAGAAACACCGTTAAACGAAACACCGTTCTAAGGGGAACAAAAAAAAATGGAACAAGAAACTCTTAAAAAAATGACATCACAGGCTCTCCAGTTAGAGCCCGTGATCGAAAAAGAGCGCATTATACTGCATTTTCATCCAATCGCTATCGATTTTTGTGTGGTCCCAAATTAGAAATGTCAGGCTGGATAAAAGTTCACAGGGCCCTTGCGTCTTCCGACATGTGGCTCAAAGAAACGTTCACGAGAGGCCAGGCATGGATAGATTTAATTATGTTGGCTAATTTCAGAGACGGGTGGATCATCGCTAACGGCGAGAAAATTCTCATCAAAAGAGGTCAATGTGGGTGGTCAACTGTTCGGCTCGCTAAAAGATGGGGTTGGGCCCGCAAAAAGGCCAGGGTCTTTCTAAAATCGCTACAGCAAAAGGGCCAGCAGATTCAGCTTGAGTCGTCCAACCGAACAACGATTATAACAATCATTAATTACGAGAAATTTCAGGCTAAAGACGGGTCTTTTAAGAGATGCGACAATCTTTTAGCTGCCCCAGCTATCAGTAAACAAAAACAGGAAAAGGGCCACCTAAAGGGCCACCAAAATATCAAAAAAGGGCCACCTAAAGGGCCACTATATAAGAAGAATAAAAAAGAAGAAAGAAATAGTAATACAAGTATTACTATAAAGAAATTGAATTATTCTGAGTTTGTCCGATTAACCGAGTCCGAATATAAAAAATTAATCGAAAGGAACGGCAAAGCAATCGCATTGGCTTGTATTGAGGAGCTAGACAACTATATTCCGAATTCTGATAGGAAGACCCCATACAAGGACCACTATAGGGCTATCAATAGTTGGGTGTTGAAAAAGGTCAAAAAAGAGGTTAGGGAAGAAACAGAGCAGAACTCAAATGATTTGAGTGCCAGAGACAAAGCCGCCATGTCGATCATGGCTAACGTTCGCAAGAGAGAGTCTAAGAAAGGCGGTTTGAGCATTGGATGAAGAACATTTTGCTCAAGAATTCTTGATACTACAGACCTGTAAACAGATATTTCCAAGCGAATTAACGTCGCTGGTCTATTGGGATGAGTTGAAGGACTTAGATTACCTGTCGGAAACATTGAAAGAATGTCGGGACAGGCAGTGGTTTAAAGATTTCAATGCTAGGATACCAAGATTTCCAGAAACAATAGAAATTAAGGAGGTTAACAAAGAAATAATCAAAAAAATGAAGAGTATACAGGAGAAAGTTGTGAAAGTCCCCAAACAGGTTCCTAACAAGTACTTTGAGGGTAAGCCAAAGGGGTATGGACGGGTTTTGAGCAACTTTTGCACCGATTTAATGTCGGCCAAGGGAATTAGTTGTTCTGAGGCCTGGGATTTCATTGAAAAAAATGATATAGAGGTTCCAATGAAATACAAAACATCGGAAATAGTCGAGCTGGCCGAAAGATTGTTGGGGGAAAACTTAAAAAAACTTAGGCGCGTAAAGGCCAATGGAAATTTGGACATATTACTGCGTATGAAAAAGGACAATGAGAATGACAAAGACAAAGACAAAGTCAAAATCAACAGCAACTAAAGAAAAATCAAACATAATTAAAGGAGTCCAAGACACCCTGGATTTGTATTTAAAAGAAGAGACTAAAATCAAAGAAATCATCGATGACATCGGAAAAATGCTCATACTCCCTGAAAATGAAAAGGACTTTGAAGAACGGCATGTGATGCTGATAAAAGATATCCTCTGTATGTTGAAAAACATTAAGAAAGAGGTTTCACACAGCATTATTGACTTCGGAATAGCGCGTGAGGTTAGGCTTGTTAGAGATGGCAAAGAATAAGATTAGTCGAGATGAATACAAAAAAATGCTTAAAAATAAGGGTGCCGGGAAACCCCGTGCCCTACGTACGGACAACTCAAAGGCAAAAGTTTTACGACAAACAATATTTGAGATACAAGGGCTACTCCCTAGTTGTAAAAATTTCTTATTTGCTAGCGGTTTCACAGCCGAGATCAAGATTGTCCGGTATCGTAGGGCTGACGTTGACAACATTGGAAAGGGCATCCTTGATTCATTACAGGGATCGGCTTATGGAAATGATCGCGACTGCGAAGACTCACGGTCATATCGTGATAACGCTAAAGGAGTATTGCAATGACTAAAAACGACGAAATTAACAACCCCAGCCATTATACCTATGGCGGCCTAGAAACCATAGATATACTAGAAAAAAAGCTTAGTCCAATGGAGTTCAAGGGCTTTCTAAAAGGAAATGTAATCAAATACATTGTCCGTGGAGCCCTCAAGAAAGATGAATTAGGTGACTTAAAAAAGGCATTGTGGTATCTGGATCGAATGATTAAAGTCGTGAAAAATAGAGCATGAGGCATTTAGATTTGTTTTCTGGAATCGGAGGATTTGCGTTGGCTGCAAGGTGGACGGGCTTCATTCAAACTGTTGGATTTTGTGAAATAGAACCCTTTGCTAAAAAAATTCTGAAAAAGCATTTTCCAAAGGTCCCTATAAAGGGAGACATTAGATTTTTGAGAAACGAGGGCCAGTATGGAACAGTTGACCTTATTACGGGGGGATTTCCGTGTCAACCCTTTAGCATCGCCGGAAACAAAAAAGGAAAAAAAGATCACCGCGACCTCTGGCCGGAAATGTTTAGAATTATACAGGAATTCAAACCCACTTGGATCGTGTGTGAGAACGTTGCTAACTTCGTCAGTATGGCATTCCAGCGTACGAAGATTGACCTGGAAAGTGAAGGCTACGAAGTGCAACCACTTATTATTCCAGCTTGCGCCCTCGGTGCGCCCCACAGACGAGACAGGGTATGGATTTTGGCGCACACCCGACGCAAATTGTGGGAGGGGGCCATCGAGCAAGCAGAGATGGGAAAAGAAATTGACGGAGGGCCTACCGATCAGTCTGAACGATCAAGTGAGATGGCTGCCAACCCCCACTTCAAGGATGTGGAAGGACAACGGAAAGAGTCCATCGGAGCTAAAAAGAAACTCATGTTTAGCCAGAGAGGTAGGTGGGAGTCTGAACCCGACGTGGGTCGAGTGGCTAATGGGATACCCCACAGGGTGGACCGACTTAGAGGGTTAGGAAATTCCATTGTGCCTCAAGTGGCTTATCAAATTTTAAAAGAGTTAAAATGAGAGAAGTCATCATGCACGTCGATCATCTTTTCTCCCGCTTCTTTGAGTAGATTAATGCTCATTATTTCCCTCCAT